GACTATACGCGCTAGCGCTCTAAATCCGTTTCTATTGGGCTTGCTTGGCGCTGTTCTGAAACCGATACCGCGCCTAGCTTCGCCTGCATCAAATCTTGGAAATGCTCTGTAATTTATTGTTTCTGCGCTAGATACTGGGTTAGACCAGTTGCTTAGCTCTGGTATAGCGGCAGGTATAAAGCCCCTAGCTTTGTTAGTAACAGGCTTTAACAGGTCTGATAGCTCTTTTTGTATTGCCTTGCCTAAATCCGGGGCATACTTGCGTAAAGCCTTGCGAGCTTCAACCGCGCCTTTTACCTCGGTTGGCATCTTGCACCGCCTTTGCTCTGTCTGTTAAAACTTTTAAGATATTCTGAAACATTACTTCATCTAGATCTAGCAAGTACTGGGGCGCTATGCCTGTTTCTACCGCAATTTGTGCGATTAGATAGCCAAAACTACCGCGCCCCACTACTCCAAAGGGTTATCATCTGTAACCTCAACTTTAGCTAAGGTTTCTAGAAAATCTGCCCCAAATGGTTTTACTAATTCGCCGCTTGCGCGTAAGCACTCCCAGGCTAGCCAGTAAACATCACTTTGCTTCTCATCATCTCTAAAGGCTTTGTGAAAACCTTTTTTAGCATACTGCTCAAAGGCGTACTCAATACGGGGCGTAATCTTATGCTCGGTTACGCTGCCGTCTGCCCTTGTTATTTTAAGTTTTGCCATTTTGTGCCCCTTTGTTCAGTTTACGGTGTTGTTGTGATAACGATAGGTGAGTTACAGGTAAATGTAATGCTCTGTGTTCCAATATCGCCCACAGCGCCGTTTATGTCGGTTGTATTGTTTACAAGTACAGTAGTGGTATAAAGCGGGTTAGTACTGCTAGTAGCCGCGCTTGTCTGTCTTAAAATTAGAGTTACTGTAGTACCCCACGCAGCTTGCAACGCAGCGCGTACTGCGCCTACACCGCTAGCGGCATTATCATTAAGAAAATCAAGCGTAATAGTGCTGGCCTCTAAACCTTTAACAAACTTATGTGCGGTATCGCCCATAGCTGTTACCTCTAGCTCATCAAAGCTACGGTTAATAGTTGCGCTAGTAACGTGGTCTGATAGCACCACGCCGTTCAGCGTAACTTCTACGCCGTTAGAAAGAAAAATTGCCATTGGTTATGCCTCGTTTTCTGTTGTCGGTGTTTCTGTTGCTTTTTGCTTTGTATCTTTAACCTCTTTAGGCAATTCTTGGCCTATTTTGATTAAAAACGCTTTTTCTTCATCTGTTAGTGCCATTTTAGCTCCAGCTCGTTAGTACGGATATTTGTAAATCACTTGTTAGCAGGTCACCGCTAGGCAGCGTCAATACACTAGGCGCAGTTACAGCGGTAACGTTAAATACAATAGAGCTAGCAGCCAATTTATTAAACACGGCTACTATCGTATCTTCTATGCCTTGCAGGTTGCCTTCATTAGAAAACATAGGCACGGTCATAATAATCTTAAAATTAGCTAGCGGCGCTATCGTTGCCTGTGCATTATTGCTAGGCGTAAGGTATGGATCTGCCGGGGCTACTACTACGCTGTTAGCTACTATTGTGCTAGGTGGAAAACTAAAGGTAGACCAAACAGAGTTATTAGCTAAGGCAGCGGCTATAGTGCTGCGTAGTGTAGTTATCGCGGCTGGCATTATCCGACCATAGCGCTAGGCGATAGATAGGGTGCTAGTAGACCGCGTACAGATGCCATAAGGGTATTGCTCATCTTAAATGGGCTAGGGCTAAAGCCATCTACGCTTACGCCGCCTGCCTGTGTGCTAAAGCGGCTAGTCCAGATATTCTCAGCTATCATTAAAGCAGCAGCGTTTATAGCAGGCGTATTAGCGTAGCTAGCGGTCTTTGTATCGTCACCGGTCATAGTTCCGCTAGGTACTACGCGCCTAAAGTTTTGATCCGCTGCTACCTTTGCATACTGTATAAAGCTGTAACCCTGTGGGTATTGGTAATAGTTAAGTTGAAAATTAAAAGCTGGCAGTAAATTAGTAGTACCCGCGCTAAACGGTACTGTGCCAGTAATGGTATAGCTGCCGGCAAAAGTAGCGCCAGCCCCGGCTACTGTGACGGTTTGGCCAGTAGTAAATAGGCCGGGGTTGGCTATCATCACGGTAGCTACGTTATTTACTAACGCAGTTCCCACCACCGGAGCAGAGTCAAACCATAGAAAACCGTTTATTAAATCTTGGGCCGCTTGGCAGGTGTCCTCTATCCAAGTGTAGCTATCGTACAAAGTGCCTACGCCAAGTGATGCTTTAAGTGTTGCAGCTGTAACGTATGTGGCTGGCATATTTGTACCTTTCTTTGTAGGTCTGGTAGAGCCAAAGGGCTAAGGCCCTACCAGACTATTAGTTATTTATTATGTTAAGTTAAAACGACGAATACCGGCAGGCATTTTAACTAGCGTGGCCATAAAGCCATAGATAGCTATTTGTACCTGTAGATTTGATACGACGTTTACGCTCATATAAGCCTGTGGGCTTTCATACACGGTTACTGCCTCTGGCACGATAATAAAAGCTGACTCATCAATAACGCCAGATACCATATTTTTATCTACGAATAGGTCTAGACCTAATACGTTACCTCTAATTGAGGTTGGTCTAACGTCACCGCCTGCGTTCATTGGCTGGATAGCGTTATAAATTGGGCGGCCTGTGTTATCAGTTGCACCCATTAGCAAAGACCATTGAGAGGCATTAGCTAGATAATTTTGTGCAAAGTAGCCAGTACCTTTATATGCGGCTGCGGTTTGCTCGGCTGTGTAGGCAATAATACCGGCACTTGTTGCAGCTTGTGGGTTTGCTTGCTGTCCACCAGCTGTTAGAGCTGCTACTACTGCTGTATCTGTTGCAGTTAAGTAAGCGTTTTGTAATTGCGCTGTTAATTCTGCAAAGAAATTAGGATCAGAGCGCTCTAGTAGCTCTACGCTAATAGTGTTCATACCGCTGTACTTAGATACGTTTGCAGTTAAATACTCAGTTACCATACCTGTATTTTGTACCGCTCCGGCCTCAGCTTCCACGGTTACTACAGGTGCTACACCTGTACCGCCGCCGTCTGAGGTTACTAATGAGGGTACGTTTATGGTCATACCGCTAGCAGGCAAAACGCCACGGCTGCAAGCCTCTACCGCGCTTCTTACAAAACGGGTGTTAGTTACAAACTCTGATAAATACTGCTCTGGCTTAAACGCAGGGTTTGTAGTGAAGCTATCATCTGCCGCGGTTACATAGAGCTTGCTTTGGTCATTACCTAGAGCAGCCTTAATTTTATGCTCTGTGTATGTTGCCATATTTACAATAGGTGTGCGTACTCTCTGTGAGTTTAATGCACTTGGCTTAATAATTCTGCGCGCGGCTTCTACAGGTGTAGTTTCACCCTCGGCATCATCTTTATCATAGCTAACGCTTTTTAGCGTTACTGTTGCACCGTCTGGCAAAAATGTTGCCTCTGATGCTACTTCGTCCGGGGTTTTGTCCACGGTTTCACCTTTCGTTTCTGTTGGTTGATTTTCATTTACTGCGTTTTCTTGTGCAGCAATTTTTAACACGGCAGCGCTTGGAAATGCAGCGCTCTCTACTAGAGATACCTCTTTTAAGGTAGCAGCCGTAACTAGCAGATAATCTTTTTCTGGGCGTGAGTCCTCTACCTCTACACCTACACTAAGGCCGTCCATTAACTGTTCCTGTGCAAGCAAAATTGCGTCAGTACCACGGGTGCTAGCACTTACTTTAAAGCTGGCATATAACCCGGTCTTATTGCTGGTAATACTTTGCATACGCCCTACAGGTTTAGAGTTATCGTGCGACATCAATAGCTTAACTTTAGATACCTCTGGCACGGTTATAGAGTTTTCTGCAAACACTACGCGCCCGGCGCTTGTGTTGCCTACTTCTCCATAAGGTGCAATTTTGCCAGCAATAGTACGGCGCTCACCGTTATCTACTGCCTCTATGTTGCCACTAAATGTTAATAGCATTTGTAGGCCTCTCTGTTAGTCCGGTGGGGCTTAGTTCTTCCATACTTTGTGCCTGTTCTAAATCAATTAAACCTAGATTTAGCATTTTTTCTATAGCTTCCAAACGCGCCAAAGTATCAGCGCGCAAAAATGTTTCATCAAGTGCAAAACGCACCTGATTACCGCGGCGCGTAATATCGTCCATACTTAAACGGTTTTCAATAGCGCTAATAAACGGCTGTAATGAGTAAGCTACAAACTCTTTACGTCCGTCTATAATATTTTGATAAGTAAGTGAGTTATTCATATCCGCG